CGATGATTCAGCTGCAGCTACTTCACCTGAATCATCGAAAGCACCCATCAGCATCTGACCACCTGTAGTGACTAGAGCTGCTCCAGTACCACCACCCAATATCCCGCCACCACCAACTGTTTCAGCGCCCTTACCGATAAGACCGACAGCAGCAGATCCACCACTAACTGTAGTCCCTTGAGCAGCTGCAGAAGCCTCTAGGTTGGCAGGAGTCATAGCAGTTGCTGTAGTCCCAGCATTGGCCCATGCACCGATACCACCCATAACAGCACCACCTATAGCACCGAATAACATACCCTTTCCAATACTGCCACCAGTGACTGCAGCAGTAAGTCCGCCAATAGCTGCACCAATTATAGCACCTTGTACTATAACACCTACTGCTATTGATCCAACTGTATAAGCACCTATAGCGGCCCAAGCTGCACCTATTGCCGGAATTGCTGGCATACTCTATCCTCCAATTCTATTCTATCCCTAATAGGGTAGACATACATAATTTCATCTTCTATTCCGCCAGCATCAGGAATGACACCAACTCTCTTACCACCTGTCAGTCCTATAAACCTTTGCATCCTTAGGCTACTAGCAGCTGCAAAGGCTATAAGGCATGTACAAGTGGTGTTGTCAAACATCCAAGATCCAGCATTAATTGTAAAGTCCCTATATTCTTTTACCTTATTAGTCCTTCCTATAGTATGTATAGAGTACTTGTATTGGCCTATAGCTTCTATAAGAAGTACTAAATTTTCATTAAAATAAAATAACTTATCTATAGGGCTATATAGTTTAGTACGTGCCCAAAGAGTAGCATCTTCCCCAAAGTGCTTAGTTGCAACATCAGCCACTTTAGCGAGGTCTAGTATTGTACAAGGTTTCATTAAGAAGCTACCGCCAAGGCAGTCAAGTACGTATCTGCCCACTTAGAGAAGTTAGGGATATTAGCAGATGCTCCAATAAACTTAATAGAGTTCTTGGCAAGTATCTGCATTTGATTAATAGCATTGTTCATAGCTGTAGGACCAAGATCCATAAAATCTGGATCAGTCATAAGGTTCTCTACAGAGATCTGATAGTTCTGCATAGTCTGTGATGCAAGTGCAGATGCTGTCTTCTGCCTCTCCAAATCATTCTGGAACTGCTGAAGTACAAGGTTCTGACTATGCTCGAGCTCCTGCATAGTCTTACTATGAGTCTCTGACATACCTTGCAGCCAAGCCTTACTTTCCTCATTAGCACCTGACAGCCTAGCGTTAAAAGCATTCTGAATATTCTGAGCTTGCTGTGCTATAGCTGCCTTCTGCTGAGTCATCTCACCAGATACGATAGCTTCTGTCTGTATATTAGCTTGCTGACTTTCTGCTGTCTGCTGCTGTAGTCCGAACTTATTAAATTCACTAGAATCTTGCTGAGCTATAGGAAGTGCAGCCTCATAGGCAGCTGCCTGTCCTGCTTGAACAGCTATGGATGTGTTTAGTAATCCCTTACGCGAGGCAGCTTCTTTAGACCTCTGCTCAACCTGCTTCATATAAGGGCTTTCATTATTAAGCAATGAAGTAAGTCTACCGGCTACAGTACCTTTAGCCTCGTCATAATAGGAGGTGCCTGTCTTTATAGCTGCAGCATCTGCTATCTGAGAAGATACTCTAGAGGCGTCGTAAGCTGGAGAAGTGCTTGTAGGAGTAGCCTCAGCCTCTTTAGCAATACCCTCATAAGCTACTCCCTGAGCCTTGGCTACATCTTGAGCTCCCTGGCTGATAGTTGTTGACTGAGTAGTAGGGGCTATAGTAGTAGTAGTAGTAGTTGGAGTTGTAGTTTCAGGAGCTGCAGTAGGATTAGGTCCTAAGAGAAGACCGTAGTCTGCCATATTTAACCTCTGTTTATGATTAGTTCTAGATTACTTCCAAGCACATCCATAGTACCTCTCACAAGATCTGTAGGTGTGTCTTTGCCAGGAAGATCTATTCCATCTTTGTGTAATACTGAGCTGACAAACTCTGCACATTGCCAATATCTATCGTCTTTATTTCTACCAAAGTACCCCTTAATAGCTTCCCACTTAGAATACCTCTCACCAACCCTAGAGAGTGCAAACTCTTCTGCCTCTATACTCATAGGTATATGAGTTCGTAGTATGAAGAATTCTTTAAAGTTTGATAGAGGAAATATACGAATCTCTGGGACTACTGCTTCTATTATGAAGATTCTTTCAGCCACCACCCATGCTATAGCTACGTGAGAAAACTCAGACCTAGTGGCCATCCTTACAATCTGAGACTCTATATCACTCCAAGATCTCCATCCCATATGGGTGAAGGCTATAATATCCCCACTAGTTATCGTAGATCTCACATCCTCATATTTCATATTACAGACCTAAGAAGTTTTCAGACCAACCAATTTTATAGTTGTAATTAAGAGGATCAGAACTGTTCATCATAAGAGTTCTGTGCTGCTCTGCCTGAGCAAATAGTGCTGTATCTAGAGCAAATCCAGCCTGAAAGATCTGACTTACAAGAGCTGGAGTAAGAGTCTCAAACGTACCATCCATAGTCTTCCAAGGGATTAGAGGGATAGCAGCACCGGCTATAAGTAATCCTAATTGCTGAATTCTAGAATCCTGATCTGAATGGTACCACTTACCACTAACCTTAAAGCCTCCACTCTTTCTAAGATCCCTCTCCTTCTTAATCTTTTCCCACATAGCGTCTCTAGCCCTCTCGAGGTTGAGGATCCAATTATCACCTATAAGATCGTGGTACTCTGAAGGTTGTGGATCTAGTGGGGTATTACCTTCAGCTATCCAACTCTCCACCCTACCCCAAGAGGAGCTCCCTGGTTGTATGAACCTAGTATTAGTATCGTTATCGGTATAAGTCCCATCTAACTCTAATGTATATTTTTTCATATACTATCCTTACATTCTAGCATCAGCTATAAAAGTTGATCTAAATTGAGATCCAGACGCTGTAGCATTGGCTGTTCTAGTCTCTTGAAACCCATGTGAGATGTCTGTAGGAACTCCAGGAGTTGCAGGGAAGTTTACAGCTGCTTGGGCTGTAAGTGTTATCTCCTTTGTAGATCTCATAGGAATAAAATAATTAGTAGTAACTACATATTGGGTAGCTGCTGTAGTATTACCACTAAATAAACTACTTACACCTGTTTGGTAGTATCTGGCTACTCTTAGTCCTTCATCTGCTACAGTGTGATTAACAAGATTACCATCTATAGTTCCTTCGACTAGTCTTATCCTGGCAAAGTCGAATGTACCAGACTGAGCTATCATACCTGCAGGAGCATCAGCGGGGTTTACAGTATTTGCACTTAAGAAAAACTGTATAATTATTTGATCATCTCCACTACCCCCAATAGTTGCCCCGCTTAGTGTAGGTAGTTCTATCTCTACAGTGATCTTTTGCCACGAAGATGTTAACGGTATTAGCGTATCTTTTATAACAGCACTTCCAGACCCTCCAGTTCCTACATATTGACTTACAATTATACCTATAGATTTAGATGAGTCAGCTTTAGCATAGAAAGAAAGAGTGGCTGTTTTTCCAGATAAAGTTCTTACGTCCTCTATTCGTGATTTGAAAGTAGAAAATGATCCTAACTGACCTCCAGATACAACAACATTTCTACAAAAATATCTAAGCTCTCCAGGAACGTCTGTTTGACCTATTGTGAAAGATTGTCTACTGATTGTATGAGTATCTAATACGTGTGTTTTATCATACATAGTAGGACCACCATAGTCCAATCCAGCGTATGATGCACTTACCCAGTAGTTAAAATCTCCATCTATGATGTAATCATATTTCCCATTTAGGTATGTGGCTGCCTCAAGAGCTGCAGATTCTGCATCAGTTTCAGAAGCTAAAGCAGCAGCAGCACTAGCAGCAGCTTCTCCAGCCTTAGTGGTAGAAATACCTGCTTGTGTAGTAGCTATACCTGCCTGAGTTGTGGCTGCCCCTGCTTGTGTAGTAGCTATACCTGCCTGAGTTGTGGCAGTAAGTGCATCAGCAGCTGCAGTTATTGCATCATCCTCAGCTTTAGCAGCCCAGTGTAGTGCAGAGAACTTATCCGGATCGACAGTTACTGCAGTATCCTCAGGGTTCTCTGCCCACTTTTGGGCAAGATCAGCATAGAATGGTTGATTAACTGTAAGAGTGCTAATATCAACTTCTACCTGCTGAAAGGCTGTATCTATAGCCATATTAACGTCATTCAGATCGTCGGCATAAATGATATCACCATCATTTACTTCTTTACCGGCTTTATCATAATAAGTACTTGCCATTTTATAGCTGTCTCCCGAGAATAGAAAAGTCTGTTATCAAGTTCTGCACAGTATGAAATCTATTAAATGCTGACAGAGTATATAGAGATACACTCATATTAGACCCTATCCCATGGAACTTATACATAACTCTATTAGTTGTTTCAGATCCACTCCATACGGCCTCACCCCAATCATCTTCGCCATAGACACTACCAGCTCCTAGAATGTCAAAGAACTCTTCAGCAGCTCTTGTAGTTCCTTTAGCTAGATAATCAAACGATGGTCTTACTCCGAATGTAAGTTCATCTATAGATGCAACTTCGAGAGTGATCTGATGAAAACTCTTCCAGTGTCTAGGGGATTTATAGTGGTAATAAGGTGTAGAGAGTTTAGTATCTATAGGTGCTCCATCGAATGATGTTCCAGAATCCATCTGATATAGAAAACCTTGAGCAGATGCAAAGAACATTACAGGATTACCTACAGAGTTCTTACCTTCTGATGCTGCAAGAACTGGATTAGGGTATTGACAGAGGGTTACACCTCTTAGTTTCTTATTATAAAAAGAGAATACTAAAAATCTCCCATCACTAAAGTAAAGTCTGTATTGATTTAATTGCCTTACTACTACAGAGCACGTTACTTTCTCTTTATATTTAAGTAATGTTCTCTTAATCTTTTCAGACACAGATGAAGTACCGAAGTCACCAAACTCTTGAGTTGCCTGTAAGGTAGTTACACCCATATCGCTCATGAAGATTAGAGTATCAAAGAGCTTCTGTACTGTATATGGGTAAGCTCCTACTACATCTGAGAATAATTCTATAGAGTAATCAGCAGCATCTACTCGTCTTACTATACTTATCTTAGTTCTTCCAGTTACTACTACAGTATCACCAAGCATTGCAGATATTGAAGTTATCTCATATCCAGTTTGCAATTCCAGAGTCCCAAGACCTGTCCAATTCAGAGGTTCACTAGTTACGGACATCTGCACAGAACCGCCAGGGTATCCCAGAATAATTCTATCCCAAGTTCCTAATATAAAGACTGGTTTATCATTAGGGTCCATTCCAGAGTTATCTATCTTAGTTACTGTAGTACCATCAAATACTCTAGCCTTGTCAACACCATTAGCCCACATAACTACTAAGCCAAGTCCACCATTAGCATAATAATTCTCTGAGAATGAGTAGTTACCTCCAGCAGCTAAAGGCTCAGCGGAGGTGTCTATCTCTACCCAGCCAGCTAAAGTGCTCTTATATAATCCAGCCTCAACACTGCCGGTTTTATCTCTAAAAGCGTATACATCACCTTCGTAAGTAAATGAACCCCTTACAGGGCCTGTCCCATTTATCCCACCTACTTCACCTATAGCTGTCCTAGCTGCTTCTCTAAGTACAAAGTTATCAGCATCTGCTGGTATAGTTGATGGTGTTTCTTGCCCATCATACCTCTCATATCCAGCTAGAGAAACATACCCACCTGTAGATCCCTCAGTTATGTAGTAGTTCTTACAGAGAATAAGTTCTCCAGGCTTCATCTCAAGAGAAGATACAGTCTCATTAAGCCCTCCATCAAACGGTATAACCTCTGTCTTTACTTCTGGAAAACTTATTCTCCGTGGTGTAGTCATACTATTCCACCTATCTTAAAGGTCTCTCTAGGTACCTGTTCTCGTACCATTTGATCATAACTCTCTGTAAATCTTTGAGAATACTCTTGTTGCAATGCTGCCATACTCATACTTAAGCAGTAAGATGCCGTAGCTCCATATACTATAATAGGATGATAGTCCTCTGGACACTCTGGAACATCTGTAGCTGCTGTAAGTGTCTGTACAGTTTTGTGATAATCAAAGAAAATCCAATATACACCATTAGGAGTCGGAAAGATTAGAGCATTATCAGACTCTCTTATAGTGAACTCTTTAGGTACACACTGATTAGTGTCGTTACTATGCTTCCTGATGTAGTAGTCATAGTTTACATATCTCATAGGACACTTTTTTCCACTCTCTTGAATATAGAAAGTGTAATCATAATATCTTTTAAATCTATTATTTGGACCAAAGACTTCAGCTGGAGTATATGTAGTTTTCCCTAACTGTGTCTGAAAAGATGCACCAACTCTCATCCATTTCCAAGTCTTCTTAGCTGCTTGAATATCTCTCCAAACATCCCTAACTACTACTAAGAAGATCTGATCGTATCCAGTAGTCTCTGCTGAAGATGGTCCAGTCCCTTGTACTCCACTCTTAAGTCGAACATCTTGAGCCATCTTTAGGAAGTTCATTATTTCTTATACACCCTCTTCTTAGGTTCAACTACATCAGTCTCTGGATCTTTAGGTGCTTCGGGGTATACGACATCTCCTTGACCTGGGGCAGTATCTACATACTCCCATCTCCAAGGGCTTAACTTACACTCTTCCGTAGTAATACAACTTACAGATCCATCCTTTCGATCCTTAGCATATACAAACATTTATACTTTCCTTTTGCTTAAATAGAAAAGCCCCTCTAAGTAATCAATACCTTGAGGATATGGAATTCTTAGAGGGGCTGGTTAGTAATCTCCAGTGGTGCGTAGATCTTACGAGTTACGTAGGAGATATTGTTATTACTTCCTTACGTACAGGGCTACAAGGGCTTCCGGCTGAACAACCTCACGGCCATAGACAGCCAGACCACGCATGTAGTCACCGAAAGAATCCTGAATCCTCAGAGTCTCAGTCTTGGTCAACTGAGAGGCGAAGGTTGTAGCCTCCTTAGTACCACCCATACAGTAAGTACACTGGACGCCATCAGTAACAGTCTTCAAGAGGTTGCTCTGTATGATTTTAGTACGGTCAATCATACCAACAACACCAGACCGAATAACACCAGTAGAATCGCCAGTGATATTAGCAGCTTTCAGATCACCCTTCTTCAGCATAGCAATATACCAAGCAGGAAGAACGAGGAATCTATCAGCATCCGGAATATTAGCTTCATCAAGGACCAGGTTTACATCTACAACCAGGTCAGTAGCATTAGTGCTGGTTACAGTGACAGGAGAACCTGCAGCACCAAGGGCAATCGTCTGACTAATTTCACCTGCAGAGTTACCCTTATTACGGGTTGCTGGCAGAGTTGCAATATAGTCAAAACAATCAGTATCAATCTTAATCTTCAGTCGCTCACCGGCATCAGCAGTAAACTTGTTTACCAGATCAAGATCCGTCTGGAATGCGTCAATATCATCAATACGGAACGACCAAGACCAAGCTTTGTCAATAGTCAGTGAGATATTTGCAGACTCAGGAACCTCATATACAAGACTCTGACCTACAGTGTACGCACTAATTGCGATGGCGGGGGTAGTACGGATGATGACAGAATCACCAACCTTACCAATCTCACCTTCATAATCCGTATTAGCGATCTCGGAGAAGGCAGTAGACTGATAGAAATTCCGAAGCATCTTCTTAGAGAAGAGCTGCGGAGTAAACTTAGAGGTGCTATCAGATGCATAAGTCGGATAGTTGCCATCATAACTAGTTACTGCATCTAACGCACGAGCGGGACCATTAGCCATTTGTAAATCTCCTAATAATTATTTATTAGGCTAGGATCAAACTTAATCGGTAATTCTACCTTCAACGTAAGCTTTTGTAATTCTAGCCTCAAGTTCATCTGCTTCTTTTCTTCGATTTCTATAAGCACCTTTGTTAACATCATCAAAGAACTTATTGACTTCCTTCATAGAGAAAGTCTCTACCTTCTTAACATTAGGTGCTGAGCCGGAAGCCGCACCACTTGGTGTAATTTTATCTTCCAACATTTCTTTTTTACTTTTCGGAATACTAGCTTTATAATCCAAGAAGAAGTCGGATACCCTATCAGCATCCAGATAGTCCTCAGCTCTCCTAAAAGACTCTAACCTACGTTCACCAGTCATTGGATCAATCGCCATCATAAAGACTTCAAAGCCTGGGTCAAGGTTGATTGCTTGATAGTCTGGGACAAGTCTTCCAAGGTCTGCGGTGAATAGCTTATATTCAGCTGCTCTGCGATCTTCAGCACTCTTCTTGATCATCTCAAGCTCTTTAGCCTTGAGCCTATCGATCTCCTCCTTAAGAGGATTAACAGCAGCTTCAGTTGCCTTCTTAGTAGCCTTCTTAACAATATCTACTGCTTCGACTCCAATAGTTTCGACATCTTCAGGAGTGATCGAGTCTCCAAAAAGATCTTTACCACTGTTCTGTAGTTCAGCGATACGGGCTGCAAGCCTATCGATTTCTTTGCGAGCTTCAGATAACTGGCCGATCAGTGCCAAATTATCCTTACGAAGGTTCGAGATTGTCCTATCTGTAGATCCTTTATAGCTAGCAAATCTCTGTTTCCAAGACTGTCTGATCTTCTTGTCAGCTTCACTTTCCGTACTTACCTGAGGTTCCTCTTGGGAGTCAGTAGGATTACCATCATCTTCATCGAGATTAAAGGTATCCACATTTGGGATAGGGGTGCTGGTCGATTCCTCGGGGGCAGCTACCTCAGCAAAGAGTTGCTTTTCCAATTCTGCTTCTTCAGCTAGTGCTCTTTTTAACGACATACATTCTCCAGTAGGTTTTCAGCAGGGGTGCTCTGGACCTTATAGGTGATCAGGCATTTGCTTACTTTTCTAGATTGGTTGTTACTGCTCAATCACTGAGCAAGTTAATTAATTCCTGAGCAAGCAGACCCCTGCCTCTCAGTATATTATCATACTCGGACCTCTCAGGCTTAAACACCAAGAGATCCTTTTTTATATCTTCCAGTTCTATAAGAAGAAGATTCTTAAGGGTATGAAAATCTCCATGCTCAATCCTCTTCTTCTGTTCAGTAGTTACCTTCATTGGATATTAGACTTATCTCCGGTTTGGAGACTAAGTGCAATAGACTTATCTACGTTGAGCGCCTTGTTAGCCTCCACCATCTGCTGCTTCTGAAGTGCAGAAGTCTCTTTTCCTATAGCAGCCTCTCTTTTCTGTTCGAGTTCAATTATCTTAACCTGTCGGTCTTTCTCGTTCTGGTCAATATTAGCCTTGATCTCTTCAGCTTTAAGTTGCAGCGATCTCTGGTTCATAGCATCTTGTCCCTGTACCTGCATCTGGGTAGCCTGTAGACTAACCTGTGCTTTGGTCTGGGCTTCTTGAGCCTGAGCTTCCTGTGCCTGTGCCTGAGCCTGTTTAGCTTCTTCTTGCTTCTTCTTCAACTCCAACCTACTAGGTACGATATTATGTCCAAGCCCTAATGACTTCGCCATCTCTCTTAAGATATCCGCAATACCTTCCATACCTACAATATCAACATACATTGGATTTGCTAGAATCTGGATGAACTCATTACGTCTCATCTCACTAGCACCCTTCATGGTCAGCATCTCTGATCCACGAGGTATTACATTAATATCTCCAGTAAAGTTTACACTATCATTACTAACTACATTGTAATAGAACTGATATTCTACTCGAGGCTTAATAACCCCATAGTCAATGTTTCGTACCGAATCCTTAATTCCTTTAGCTGCTGACTCAAGGAGCATTGAGAGACCACTAGCTGTCTGAGCTGCTCCACCTGTTCTCTCATTTCCGTAAGCGTATCTCGGGATTCCTGTAGCATCGTCTGCTCTAATCTCGAATTCTTTGTAGACAGCAAGGAGCTCTTGGGCGTTGGATGTGGGCTGCCAGAAGTTGACGGCTCTTCCTCCAGATCCTGATGGGTCTGAGGTAAGCTGCCAGACATGGAAAGGCTGGATGCTATCGATCCCTGTATCATCGGCAAGCCTGTCAACATAGATTTCAATCTGAGGGCCAGACGCGATACCCATGTTGTTAGCAAGGGCCCGAGCTGTAGCGTTACACATCCGCTGAATATCTCTCATCATCTCTGGGAGAGATCTTCCCCACCAACTTCCAGGTATGTTCTGAAATGAGGCTTTGTAGTAAGGTCGCCGGAGGAGAGGATCATCATTAATTACACACTTGATGACTTCGTTTCCAGCTAATATTGCTTCAACCTCAAACTGCTTATCCTCATCAGTTCCTATAGTCTCTTCGTCGAATCCCCAATCCTTTAGCTCACTGTATGGTACGCTGCCGAAGAAATGAATACCGTGGATGACTCCCTTATTAGCTCTAAAGGTATCACCCCTCATCTCCTCTATAATCTTCTCTGACTCAATTCCGTTATCAGCTATAATCCCACAGTACCCTGCCTTATCAGCGAGTACCTTTCTAATCGCATCTTCTTTATAATGCTTAGTCCCTATCATATTGTATAGGGTCTTTTTATCGAATCTTAAATGCTCACAAAGATCACCATCCTGTACATCTGTAGCGCTGGCTGATGGGTATATATCAAAAGGAGATACCCTCTTATTTAAGAAGACATAATCCTCAACCTCTTCAGCTCTTCCATCAACATAAGTGAGTCGCTTCTTCTTAGTGATGATGGGGCCTTTCAGTATAGCTATAGGGAATACACAGAAGTCTTCTATAAACTCAGAGAGTGCCTTATCCCAACCACCTTCCTGGAGCTGATCAGCTACTACCCTTTCAAACTTCTTAACCTCAGCCTGAGCCACCTTAAAAATCTCATCTTGGATGGCATCTTCTACATCACGTTTAAGCTGATTGATTTCCTGTAACTTCTGAGCTGCACCCTGAGCTGACGGCTTCTGTGGCTGACCTTCAGGGCCTGGAGGTGCTGTGGCTTCCTCACTGGACAGTGCATTGATGTGTTGTTCAATCTGATCTACAATCTCTTGAGGAAGATCAGGCACTGATGTGGGTTCAAAGCCCCAAGCAATCTCCTTAGCTGGCATCATGATATCTCTGATCCATGACATAGCCGCACGGCACTTGGTCGGAGTCAGATTCATGTAGATCTCAGAACCACCAGATGCCCGTATAAGTGCTAGGTCCTCAGGGTCATAGTTGCCATTGTAGGCCCTAAGACTCTGGAACATCTTCTCTTCAATACCCGAGGAAGTTCTTGCATCTCTATTCTCTTGATAGATGCCTCTTATGTAGGTTGATAGCGCTGAGTATTCTTCTTCCTTCTCCTCTGGCTCTTCATCATCGTATCGCCTCAATCTCCTTTGCATCTCATCTACTTCACCAGCAGATGCTATTACAAGAGAGGGGCGGTCATTATACGTATCCATTTACACCCACAAGAATTTTCCTCTTCGGATTTCTTTCCTGAACCTATTCCTTGGCCGATGTTCAAATATTGCTTCAGCAAACGTGAATGATAAAGCATCAGCAATATCTGGAGATGCATGGCCCATCTTCTTAAGATCTCTCTTAGAGAGGAGCTGTATCTGCATCTTGTTGTTGTAGCCGTACTCCATAGAGGTTAACTGAGCAGCAAGGTTCGCTTCTTTGTCAGTAGCCTCTATAGGTAAATCAGCACCTCCCATTGCTAACCACTCTCGGAGTTTCCCCCAAAGCTGAGCCCTTAGGTTCGAGTAGGTATTGGGATCTGTGCTCTTGTTACTTACTACAACATCTTTAACTGGAAGGCCTAGCTGTCTAAGCCTGTCTGCTGTCCCAGCTCCTACACCAATAGAGTCAATAAAGATATTCGCACAATTGTGGTAGGAATTAATCTCTGCAACTTTAGATGCAACACTCATTGTATCAAGACCCCTATAGGTCTTAATGTCGATGATCTTCGGCCCTTGCCTTATGACTATGGCTGTAAGGTCATCTCCAAATCTAGCCACATCAACACCCATCAGTTTCGGGAAGTTGATATAATCTTTATACTCTAGCCTATTCCTTACAGCATCCTCAACATCATCTGCTGAGATGAACTGAGATACACCAACTCGAGGGAATTGGCCAAGAACTCTGATTCTAAAGATATCAGAATCCTCTCCATAGGTCTCCCTCATCTCCTCAATCCACTCTTTATTTACATTAGGACTATCGTAGGCTGAGAAGTATATCTTAGTCCATGTACCTAAATCTCTCTGAAATATTTCAAAGAATCGGCCTGAGGCGCGCTGCGGATTACTAACCTGTATAAATCTACCACCCGCTCCAGTAGATAGTGTACCTACTAGGATATCGAAAGCGTCTTCTGTAATACCAGATGCCTCGTCAGCGAAGATAATGTAGTTTTCTGCATGACCACCAGCTAGATTCTCAACATTATCTACACTAGCTGTAACCAAAGATGCAAAGTGTACAAACTTAGAAGTCTTATACTCTATCTTCCTCATAGTAAGGTCGAACATGCTTTGTATATCTATCGGCATTCTTCTGAACCATTTTTCCAGCTCAGACCTGAAGACTCGCTCTAGGTGATTTGAAGATGGTGCTGTGATAAGTATCCTACAATCTGGAAGAATCATTAAGTAGAGAAACGTCATCATACTTAAGATACTGCTTTTCCCACTACCTGTACAGGAAGACACAGCTACTCGAGCTGTCTGGCTGTTGCAGCTGTTTACTAATAGTTTCTGTTGGTCTGTTAACTTAACAGAGAAAAGTGCTTCTATCCCAAAGACGTGATCTTTAGATGCTAAAAGGATGAAATCATTAAAATCAGATTGTTTCATTTTAGACATCTATCAGTTCTCCCTCACCTACTACCCTAGCTTTAGCTTCTCTAGTTTTAGCTATAATCATATCAAGAGCTGAGTCCCCAGATAACCCTTCTACAACCAACTTATCATCAAATGCTCCGTAAGTTCGGCCGAGCGACTCCACCGCCTTAAGATACGTAGATAAGGATTGGGTGGAACCATGTGCCTTAAGCCTCTCAATAACCGACAACAACTCTGATTGAACGAACTGCTTACCATCAGTAATAGACTTAATCTTATCCTGCTTAATCTGTAGCAGATAGGCACCTACATTGGGTTTCCTACGAAGATAAAACGAACGAAGCTGTAGGGCATGCATGTACTCTTCCCTAAACCTCATATCATTAGTCTTCTTAAGCCCAGCATTAAGCCCTGACTCCTCTAAAGCTCTTACTTCGTCTCCATCATCATTGTATAGTTCGCAGAATACAAGTTCATTATCTGTGAGCGTAATCGAATCAGGCTCAGATAAGAGTGCAAGGAACTCTGCATTGATCTTCTCAGTATCTAAGATCTCACTCTTAGCCATAATGAACCTCTGAGAGCCTGCTTGAGTCTGAAGAAGTATCTTAGTCTCACGTACATTAGCCAAAGCCTTGTAGTGTCTAGCTATGATGAGGCCTACGTTCTTCTCAGAGGTTCCATACTTATTAGCAATCTCTAGATTAGTGAGGTTGCTATAGATATAGTCATCAATGATGTCGTATTTATGCTTAGCTGTAATATTTTCAACAGCTTTCTTGACTATAGTGGTGGTCATGGTTCTTATTTGGTGGGTATTGTACCTTATATGGTGTATGTTCTTGTTTACTATCGGCTATATAGTACTGAAAATCGTGAACGACATTATATTTTGGCAACTCATTAGTACTTTAGTAGTTCTTTCGGCTACTTGTAGCACCATTAATCTTCTTGTAGCACCTCTATATGTAGTATATAGGAAGGTGGGGGGTGCTATAGGGTGTGGTTTGGCTGGTAGCCCTATAGGGAGAAGACCCTACCCCGGTCTAAAAGGTGCTAAAGGGCTAAAAGTCCTATAAGGCTAAAAGTTTTCAGCGGATTTTGTGGCTAGGGACACCCCACGCAGGCGCACGGAGGGGGCTTACAGGTGCCTTCAGGGTGGTGGCATCTCCTAAAAGAACACCCCCCACCGGGTCAAAACTGACAGAATTCCTATAAGGGGCATGGGGACAGACCCTAGAGCACCAGAAAGGGTAGCAAAGAACCCCTAGAGCACCAGGCTCTGCACCAAAGAGTTTCACCCAAGGCTTAATAGCCAAACTTTACCCCTTGAACCTTAGAGGTTCGGGCCAGCATGTAGGGTAATCGGTGGAGAGCCGATGAGTCTTACAACCACAACCTACAGAACCTTGTAGAAAAGGTTGAAAGCGTTTAACCTACTGGTCAAGGGTGAGTTCTTTAACAAAGTTAGGACTGGCCTGACATGGGTTCGACGGAGTAGCATCCAAACAATCGCCCATTATGATCTGAGTGAACCAGGATAGTTGATATTGACCTGCGAGTCAGTAAGGCGAAAAAGGTTCAAGGCACTCAAGAGCCTAAATACTTGACGTGTGCCGAAGTCAAACGGCACTATTCACAAACAAAAATGCGACTAGCCAGCCTATAGCACCTTATAGTAGGTAAAGTCTGCGGCTTATAGGCATTAGCATCCTAGCAAGGTGCTGATAGGTGAAAATAGCTCTACAAGTGAATTGTGATCTTTAAGGTCTATATGGATTAAAGGTCACTATATGTTTGTAAGATGCTAACATTTAATTTCGTTCAAGAAACGTAGG